CTTCCTTGTTGAGTGGTGGGCGGCTGGCGAGAACCATGACCTAGAGACTGACGCTGGCTGGCGTGCGGCCTTGGAGGAGGCGAACCCAAGCGCCCCTGCATTCGTGAACATTGACAGACTGGTGGCACGAGCCACCGAGATCCCGCGCCACGAGATGATGCGCTACCACCTCAACCTCTTCGTCCAGCCGCCTGATCGCTGGATCGGCGCAGAGGCGTGGATGAAGCTTGCCAGCCGAGAGCGCACCATCGTCCCAGGCGAACGACTGAGCATCGGCTTTGACGGCAGCTACTCGCGTGACGCCTCGGTCTTGACCGGCTGTACCATGGACGGCTTTGTCTTCTTGATCAAAGCATGGGAGAAGGATGCGACGAATAGAGACCCAGACTGGACGGTGCCGCGCTCCGAGGTAGATGCTGAAGTGGATCGGATCATGAAGACCTACGAAGCCACGCTCTTTGCCGACCCGCCTGGATGGCAGACGGAGCTTGAGGAGTGGACGCGCCGCTACGGCACCCGCGTCGTGGTCTTCTCCACAGCGACCGTAGAGCGCATGGCGCCAGCGGTTGATCGCTTCTTCACGGCGGTCGCAACCGGCGAGGGGCTTCGCCACGACGGCAACCTGCTCTTGGCTCGCCACATCTCCAATGTTCACACGCGCCTGACCCGCTATGGTCAGGTCTTGACAAAGGCCTACAAATCCAGCCCCGACCGCATTGACGCAGCAATCTCTGCCGTGGTCGCCTTCCAGGGTGTAAAGTTCATGAACATCGAGGCAAAGCCGAAGCCGAAAGTGGAGTGGATCAATCTGTGAAATCAGCAATCCTTGAACTGGCTGGCATGTCGCTCATTCTCGTGGGCGTTGCATCGGTGTCGCTACCTATTGCCGCTATCATTTGTGGAATCGCCCTGATCGCCGCAGGCTACAGCTTAGGGAGAAGTAAGTGAGCATCTTGCGCCGAATCATCGGTGAGACCCGCGCCATCGGTGGCACCTGGATCACGGACAACCAGCCGCTCGTTTCAAGTGCTGGCGTTGCCATCAACGAGCAGACGGCACTCTCCATCGGAGCCTATTACGCGGCCGTCAAGCTCTACGCCGACACCGTGGCTTCGCTGCCGTGGGATACCTACATCCGCATTGACGGCACGCGCCGACCATATCGTCCATCGCCTAACTGGCTGACGACCCCGCAGCCGGGCAACCCAAACTTCACTGGCTTTGACCTGAAGCACCGCATGGTCAGCAGCCTCCTCGTTGATGGCAACTGTTTCGTGCTGTTCATTCGTGGACGCAATGGCGACATTGTGGAGATGCGCGTCCTTGATCCCAAGCGCGTGGAGATTCGTGAGCGCGATGGCATTCCGTACTACATCGTCACCGCTCAGGACAACGTTGCCGTTGAGTTGACAGCCGACGCCATCCTGCACATTCCTCTGTTCGCAACCGGCTCGCAGATGCGCGCACCATCTCCTGTAGAGCAACACCGCACGACCCTTGGTCTTGCATCCGCCACGCAGCTCTACAGCGCCAAGTTCTATGAGCAAGGCGCCGCTCCTTCAGCCGTCATCAAAATCCCTGGCGAGCTGACGCAGGATCAGGCGGACTCGCTCCGCAACTCGTTCAGCCGACGACACGAAGGCATTGAGAAGATGCACAAGATCGCCGTGCTAACTGGCGGCGCAGACTTCCAGCAGATGTCTATGAAGATTAGCGACATGCAACTTGTGGAGACGCTGCACTGGGGCGTGGAATCCATCGCTCGCTTGATGGGCGTGCCGCTGCACCTGTTGCAGTATCCAGGCGGCAACACTTCCTACAACAGCGTGGAGATCGTCTCCATCGAGTGGCTGCGCCTAGGACTAGGGCCTTTGGTTGCTCGGCTAGAAGCTGGCTTGCAGCGACTCGTTCCGGGTGCCGACCAGACCTTTATCAAGTTCACACTTGACGGACTGCTCCGCCCGACCACCAAGGAACGCTATGACGCATATCAGGTCGCTCTGAACAACGGCATTCTTTCCCTCAATGAGATTCGCCGACTGGAAGATCGAGCAGACGTTCCAGGTGGCGACGCGCACTACAAGGCGCTCAACATTGGCGTCGTGGGTCAGGAGCCTACTGCGTGATTGAGATTTACGACATTGACGGCACGCTCACGACGAGCGGCGACATCCCGCGCCAGCCACTGATTGATTACATCAAGAGCGACGTTCAGGATGAGGGAGTCCGCGTCTTCATCGTCAGCGCCCGACCGATCAGCCGGCTCGCTGAGACTGAGCGTTGGCTCAACGAGAACGACGTGCCATACGAACGCATCTTCCTCAACGACTTCTCAGAGACTCCAGGGCCAGAGGTAGGACAGGCGTTCAAGGCATACAAATATTCCAAGATTGTGGACGAGTACGGCCTTGAGGAGATCAGCTATCTCGTTGATAACGACCCAGAAGCTCGTGACGCCGCTGAGGGCATGGGCATCCACGCGATGACGGCAGAGCAGGTTCTTGAAATGGACCATGACCGAGCAGCGCACACCGATCCGATGGCACCTCCAGCCGATCAGATCACTGGGAGCGACACCAACGAGCCAGGCTCCGCGAAGGGCAAACTGGGCGACATCAAGTTGAGCGAGGCGACTGAGAAGGCGTTGCAGACAAAGAGCGACGATCACAACAAGGCGATGACCGACGGAGACCGACCAGACTGGACGAAGGTGCGCGTGGACTCGCTCCGTTCCGTCTATCGCCGTGGTTCAGGCGCTTACTCTGTCAGCCACCGACCAGGCACCACCCGCGAGCAATGGTCAATGGCACGAGTCAATGCCTTTCTCTTTTTGGCGCGCACTGGATCGCCAGACAACTCGGCCTACGTTAGCGACAACGACCTGTTGAACCCTGGCCACCCTAAGTACTCAGAAGAGAAGAGCCGGGCTGGAGAATACGACAAGCGAGCTGTCTACGAAGTCCCAGACTACATTCAGGAGGCAGCCCGAAAGGGATTGGAGTGGTACGAAGAAGGTCTTGCAGGCGACGGACTCCAGGCAGAGACCGTGCGCGATGCGCGTGAGCTAGTCGCCAATCGGGTTGACAGCGACAAGCTGGTTCGCCTTGGGGCATGGATTCGTCGACATCGTGGCGACTGGGAAGGCGTACCGCAGAACAGCGACCGCACCGATGAACGCTTCCCAGGGGCTGGGGCCGTGGCGGGTTTCCTTTGGGGTGTGGAGACCACCGATCCCAATGGTGCTGATCGCGTACTCTCATGGGCAGACCGTCTTGTCCGCGCAGAAGAAGCAGAGAGGTACGACGTGAAAGAGAAAGAAACTCGCTCGTTGCCGATTGGTGAATACCGACTTGGCGACGCCGATGCATCCGGGCAGCGAACCTTCACCGGCTACGCCGCCATTTGGAACTCTGCGTCAGAGGGGCTTCCATTCGAGGAGCGAATCGCTCCAGGCGCGTTCAAGCGCAGCCTATCGCGTGCATCCGCCGGACAGAAGATCATCTCATTCCTGTTTGGTCACGACGAGGCGCGTGCGTTGGCAACAACGGCAAGCGGCCGCCTGACACTTACCGAAGACGAGAAGGGTCTCCGCGTTGAGGCAAAGGTTGACGAGAAAGACCCAGACGGCGCAAAGGTCATCTCTATGCTCACCCACGAATCTCGTGCCGCCGGCATGAGCTTCGGTTTTCAGAAGGTCAGCGATGAGTGGACTGGCAACAACCGCACGATCAAGGAAGCCAATCTCTTTGAGGTCAGCATCCTTGCCGCAGGCGGCCAGACTCCTGCATATCCTGCAACGCTCGGTTTGACCGCGATCCGACAAGTCACCGCTCCAAAGATTGGCGTGGAGGCTGAGGCGCTGGTCGCCACCCTAGAAGCAGTCAAGGCTGGACGTGAGTTGTCCGCCGAGGAGTTGGCTGTCATTGACGCTGTCCGTACCAAGCTCTCGCCGAAGCAGGGGAAGGTCATTGAACCATCCGTTGCCAAGGCACTTGTGGACTTGGTGACGGCAGAAAGTGAATCACTCTAAGTCACGAGACGCCGCCCCGCTGCCCTAAGCCGGCAAGCCCGCGATCACGTCATCCCGCCTAGGAGTGGAAAAGAAGAGTTGGGGTAATACCCCAGGAAGGAAGTGGACACATGTCCGACTTCGCAAAGCTCGCTGACAAGCGAGCAGTTCTTTTGACGGACGCACGCGGCATTGCCGTAGATGCAGCCGACAAGGGAATCGCCCTTGAGGGCGAAGACAAGGCGCGCTTCGAGAAGCTCGTCGCTGAGGCAGGAACTCTTGCCGAGGCCATGCGCTCCGAGAAGAACGCAGAAGAGGCTCGCAAGGCTGCGGACGAGGCTCGTGCCGAGTACGCCGCTGTCGTAGCCCCTACAACGGCAAAGGTCAAGACGGACTCCGAGCGCCTGCGAGCCATCGGGCTTCAGGGTGGCGGGGATACGTTTGAGTACCGCGACGTGACCGGAAGCAGCAACCTCGGAGCGCCGATTGCAGTCTTCAACCGTGTCAACGTGGTTGCAGGCCAGATCAATCCCTTCATCAGCGCAGACGTCGTTGATGTGATCCAGGTTTCAACCGGCAACACGTTCAAGTACCCAGTGGCCACGGCCCTTGGTACGGCGACGGCTCCGGGCGAAGCAGGGACCATCGTCGAGAGCGACCCAACGATGGGTTCGCTGGCGTTGACCCCAGCCAAGTACGCGATTCTCGTACAGGTCTCGGAAGAGCTTGTTGAGGATGCGGCCTTTGACATTGCGGCGTTCATTGCGGACGCAGCGGGTCAGGAAGTTGCAATCGCGCACGGAGCTGCCGCAGGCACCGCCGTCGTGAACGCCGCTGGTTCAGGCGTAACAGGTGCGACCTTCGTGCCGACATATGCCGAGCTAGTGTCCCTTCAGTACTCGGTCAAGCAGCAGTACCGAAACGCTCCAAAGAGCGGGTTCTTGATGTCCGATGCGACCCTTGGAACAGTCCTTGGAATCACATCGTCGTCACTCCCAATCTTCCAGCCAGGTGGACAGGGTGGCGTTGATCGCCTCCTTGGCAAGCCTGTCTACACTGCCAGCGGTATCGCTGACATTGCAGACAATGCAAAGCCAATCTTGTTCGGTGACCTCGGTCAGATCAAGACGGCACTTGTGGGCGGCGTCCGTGTGGACGTAAGCCGCGAGTACGCGTGGAACGTGGGCCTCATTTCCTACAAGGTTGAGGTTCGCGGCGCCACTGGTCTTGCACAGGCAAGCGCAGTCAAGTACTACGCCTGCAACTGATCTAATCAGTAGCAGCTAGGAACTAGCGATGGGGGGCGGGGTAAGCCCCGCCCCCCATTCGCATGAAAGGAACAATGCTCGTCAGACTTTCCAAGCGCCGAGGTGAATATCCGAGCGGCTCGATTGTGGACCTCCCTCTTGAAGAGGCAGAGGCCCTGATTGGATTTGGCTTGGCTCAGGCGGTCGGAGATGTCGACGCAGAGGTACCTAGGAGCCTCGTAGAGCGCGCCAAACTGCCAAAGGTAGGTAGGACAGCCACCCTGAAGCATGCGCCCCTCCTGGGTGCGGAAACAGGGGAAGACGAGTGAGCCTCAATGGGTCGGTCGTCACGGTTGCAACTTCAGCGACCGCACTCGCCACAGGCAAGGTTGGGGCGTCGTGGGTCTACTTCCACGCGCCAACCGGCGGCAACACCATCTTTGTCGGACCATCTACGGTCACCACCGCC